TGCAACCTACATCGCCTACTGCTTCGCTGAAATCGAAGGATACAGCAAGTTTGGAAGCTTTGCAGGAAACAACAATCCAGACGGCCCATTTTGTTGGTGTGGATTTAGACCAAAATATATCATGGTAAAGAAAACATCAGCAACAGGCCCTTGGATGGTTTTTGATTCATCAAGGGATTTGTTTAATGTTGCCACGACAGAATTAAGGCCAAACGAGCCAACGGCAGAGCCAATCTCAACAAGGGGGTCTGTGGATTTTCTCTCAAATGGATTTAAGGTAAGATCAACCTCTACAACATTTCTTGGAGAGCTTGGTGATTTCATCTTCGCCGCTTTCGCCGAAGTCCCTTTCAAATATGCTAATGCTCGTTAAGAGGTGTAATATATTATATGCAAAAATTATACGTTTATATATCTGAAAATGGCAAAGTAGGACAACCTCATTATAGAGATGAAATTGAAAATTGGGATCTTATCTCTAAAAATCTTGATGGCGGCTATGTTCTTAGAGAATTTCAAGACAATCAATTAAGTTGCAATCCAGCAAATGAATCTGTATCTTTTAGCCATTACGAACTAACAGAAAAAGAATGCTATAAGATTTATAAAAAAGATGAACTTAGTTACGAAGCAAAATTAAATTACGTTCTTAATAAAAGAAAAGAAAATTATCCTTCTATTGGTGATTTTGCAGATGCTTTTGTTAAGATGCAAAATGGTGACTCAACTCAAATGAATAGTTATGTACAAGCTTGTTTAGCGGTTAAAGCTAATAATCCTAAGCCAACTCCTCCAGTTACAGAACCAATACCAGAACCAGTAGTTCAGCCAGAGAATCCTTAAACTTTACTATTTCTTAATATTCCAGCAATATAACTATCTATTTGATGGTTTGATGCAATATCAAGAGTTTCTTTAATGTTATCTTGATTCTTATCTACTGGATTCTCAACATAACTAGATGCAATTTCGATCCATTGTTCTGCATTCTCATTTGCAACAATCATTTTGGTTATATCATCAATAATAGATTTTTGCTGTTTATTTAATCTTTTAATGTTAAATTTTTGTTTAACTAAATCAGATACATGCTCTTCTAGTTTAGAAGCAAGAGCAAAGTTTTCAGATACTTTCTTAGCACTAAACTCGGCTTTAGATTGTTTACCAGTACCAATTGGACTTACATTTTTTGTAGCTTGTGGTGTGCCTGATCCTGATGGTCTACCAGCTTGAGGTTGACTACCACCAATAAGTGGAGTATAGTAACCTTGATCTCTTAATTCTTTATATTTAATTTGACTTTCTAATGAAGCTTCTGGATCTGGAAGACGACCAGTTTCAATAGCTGTAAGACCTTCTTCTGGAGTAAGAACACCAAGTTCAACAAGACGATTATAAATTCTAGCATATTGAATGTCATCTTTAAGATCAATATCTTCAAAGTATGGAGTAGGATAGTTCTTAAATCCAAGACTTTTACTGATGCGGATAATCTCTGGAAATAAAAATTCATTTATAAAAGCTTCTCTAGCTTGTTTTAATCTTTCAATAAAGACTTGCACTTTAATACTTTGATTAGCAAATTTTTCACTACCAATAAGTATATTATTAAGACCAATTTGAATATCTCGGTCAATTACTTCATACTTCTTAGGATCAAGAAGATCAGCGATAGCAGGAATAACAAACTCTGCTTTAGTTGTATAATCTGCAATTAATACTCTGCCAACACTTTCATTTTGAAATAAACTTTGCATAGCTTCAAGATTCTTTTGATTAACACCGCCTTTATCTGGATCGGTTCCCATTGTAACAAGAAGAATAGCTTGCTGAGTTGTTCTTGTGACTGCCATATCCATTTTACGCATCTCAGCTTTAGCATTAATATCTTCTAATACTGGATAACCCATTGGTACAGCAAATGGCTCGTAATCTTGCTTCTTATAAAATACTGCAACAAGTCTATGAGTATCAAGAGGCATAATAGCTGTATTAGCCTTCTTTTGAATATTATCTTTTACTTCTTGAGGAAGAGAATCGTAAACTTCTTTATCTTCATCTGTTCTAGGATGACGAAGTCTTTCAAGCTCATAATCACTTAACACTTTATAAAATCTATTTGTAACAAAACTAATATTACCGCCGATTTGAATATCAGCAGGATTAATAATTATATAACGAGCAGGAAGAATAACAGAAGCGGCTTTACTTACTCCGAATGTTTGGGTAATTTTAATTAAATCATCTTCTTTAATATTAGTATCAAATCTATAAATGAATACGTTACCAGAACGATAGTATTCACGAAAAAACTTATCTTGGAAACTCCAAAGATTAATTTTATCAAATAAAGCCTCAAAAAAATCTCTGCTTTTTTGACTGCCACCTTTAAAATAGATCTTACTAGAACTAAATTCAGTCATAAGATCAATAGTATTTCTAAATATAGCAAAGTTATAATAACATTTTTGACAAAGGATAACAGCATCTCTAATATCCATATTAGATGCACTATAAATATTATTTGCAGCTCTATTAAATGGTATTAGCCCATTAGAGATATTAGCATACTTATCTGTTCTTTCAATAGTTCCAGCACGATTTCTTCTAGCTTTAGTATGTTCTGGATCATCATAATGAGTAGCTGCAGTAGAAATTTTAATACCAGAAGAAGATGTAGCTACCATAAGAGGTTCTGGAGCTATAAAGTTATCTATTTTTTCGTCTTTTTGGGGTTTTTTAGCCATTTTTAGTTATTTTTAAAAATTACACCTATTTATAACATTATAGGTCTAAATGTTTCATTTTCAACTTTATCTTCCATCTTAGCCATATCAAAGAATATTTTACTAGCCCAATTTCCCAACATAAGAGCTGTATATCTGTCTTTTCTAGCTCTTTGGGCACTGGTATTTCGTTTAAGGTGTTGAGGTAAATCAAATGATTGGATTCCACGGCTTGTGCTCCTTACTTCTATTAGACTGCATTCCTTCTTAGTACCATATATCATATCGTCTTGATTTTCCACAAAATCTATTAAATTATCAAATCCTGTAGTTTCAATATTAATATTAGCTCCTGTTACTCTACCAAAAGCTTCGCCATTAGCACATATTCTACTAGCAAACCAAATTTTCTTATGATCAATAGAAGCTTGTAGATATTCATTTCCTCTACGAATAAATTCAGTAGTAAACATCTGTTTAAAACAAATTCTTTTAGTTTCTTTATTATACTGTCTTTTTGCATCTTTGATTGTTTTATCATAATCAATTCCTTCTGCATCAGAATTAACATCAAAGAATTTTAATTCAATACCAGACTTTCTAAATAACTCATTTTCATTTGCAGAGTCTATGAATTGATATCCAGCATTATCAATTATAATCATTTCAATATTAAAATTTGTCATAAGATAATGAAAATATACAATATGATCTTTTAGATCTCCACCAGCTACAGCATAACTATGAACTAGTATACCATCTTTCTTTTCTTCATCCAATTCTATAACGCTCATGGCAAAATAATCTGAACTTGGACTGTTACTAAAACTTGGATCAATAGCTAAAATATATTTTTTATCTTTATCACCATAAATTTTAGAAGTAGGAGAATCGCCATCTGGTATAGTGCATTCATGCATTTTCTTAGCTGAAAAATAACTATCACTACCATCTGTAAATTGAGCGCAATATTCTCGCAAGAATCCGCTATGACTTAATCCTCCAGCTTGAGCTTCTTCGATGATCGTTTTGTCTACCATCTCTTCGGGTAAAGCTTCATATCCCATTTGGCTTACAAAATATGTAGCATCTTTAACAGCTTCTTCTGAATATATATTTGCAACCCATTCTTTATAAGTTTTATATAAATTTTCAAAAGTATAACTAGCAGAAGATAGAGCAATCATTTTTGATTTATTAGGAAATACCATTCTATCCTCTTCTTTCATAATTCCTTCTTGTATTAACTTATCTTCCATTTCTCTTATTTGAATACGTTCTTTCATATTCTGAGGAGCAACCAAGAATGGCATAAGAACATTTTTAATAATATCTTCTGGTATTAAAAGGAACTCATCAAGCACAAGTACATTAGCTCGAAAGCCTCGGACTTTTTCACCATTAAGAGGAATAGCCACAATATTTCCACCATTAATTTCCCATTCAAATAAATCATTTCTTTTACTCTTGACCCCAAAAGCCTGTTGAAGTAATTGAGCCTCTTTGCTATTTACAATCTTTTCTAAATTAGTAAAAATATTTCTTGCTGTTCTAAATGTTGGTCCTGCTATTAGTATTTTAGAATTAGGCTCAAATATACATTGAAGAAAACAATAAACACTAGCTATAAATGATTTTGAACAACCTCGACCCCAAACACACATATTAAAATTACGATTAAAAAATGCTTTTAAATTAACTTCTTGATAGGGTGCAAGTTTAATACCACTAATAAGTTCTGTGGTAACACCAAGATTAGCTCTAAGAAATTTAGCAAGACTGACTTTAGCTTCTTTATCTAGCATCGGTCCTTGTATTTCTAGGAGCTGCTTATTTAAATCTACTAAATCTTTTTTATTATATTTTTCTGGACAATGCCACATACTAAATTATACCTAAATCAACTAATAATTGCAAATCATATTTCTTATGAAAGCAATTACCAGTTAATATTTTAATTAATAATTCAGAAGCTCTTTTTCTGCCATCAGCAAATACAAATTGTATATTGTCATATTTTTGATTTAACTCTCTTACTCTATGAAATATAAACTCTGGAGTAGCTTTAATTTTCTTTGAAATATGAGGAAGATAATTAAAAGAAAGAGCATCATTTATAGACTCTTCAATTAGTACTACTAGATAATAATTTGCATTTTTAGCTCTTTCTATCTCATTATTAAATCGATCATATCCAGCACTTATTGTTCCTATAAAATCTGATAAATTCTTTCTTTCAACTGCTGTAAAACAACATTTTTCAAGATCATTTAATGTATAATCTCCAAAATCTAGTTTAGCTATTTGTTGCTGATATTTAAATCTAAGAGGATTTTGCTCTCTCGTATCTACCATAATTTGATACCTTTCAGATTCTTCGAATTTTAATTCTTGCTCAGTATAATTATCAAACTTATTCTTTAGGCCAATTGAATTACATATATCATAATAATCTAATTTATATTTATTAAAAGTTACAATCGAAGGCATAATTAATGATCTAAGCTCAACTTGAGTTGGAGAATATATTAGTGATTTCCGTTCTTTTCTTTTTATTAATAATTCTGTTAAAAAATTCTTTAATTGAATTTGATCAAGATTTTTTACATAAGCTTTAAGATTATTTTTATTATTAAAGTCATCTGTAAAATATTGGTCTTTATTTTTAAAATTAATCATCTCACCAGATTGTAAATCATATCTGGGATAATACTTCTGATAGTATTCTCCTGTAGTTATTTTATGAGCTTTTAGATGCAGATGCAAAAATTTATCTGCGGCAAATATTTCATTACATATTTTACATTCAATTTGCATTTCATCCATTCAAGATCTCGTCTTTAGAAATTCCCATTATTCTAGCTTTAATTTCATCTATTGTAGATAATCTTTCTACTTCTTTAGCTAGTAATTCTTTTCTCATTTCTGCGAGCCTTATCATTTCTTTTCGACTCTCTTCTTCTTTCCAAAGTTCAACAAGATTCAAAATAGAAGCATTTTCTTTTACTTGCTTGCTTAATCTTTCGCTTCTTTTTACTTTAAGATCACTTAAAAGTTTTTGCTGACGACCAACACTTTGATTATATTCATTTCTAGCTGTGCTAATAGCTTCAACAAGAGACATAGATATTTTTTCACCAGCATCAACAGCAGCATCTAATTGTAATTGTAAGGCTTGAATTGTTCCTTGGATATTAGAAGATATAACTACTTCTGTAGCTAAAACTATATATTGATCTACTTCTTCTTGAGTAAGATCATTTTTGTCATATGTATATCTTACAAAGCTACTTTCAAAAAGTTCTCTTTCACTTTCGTCTTGATAAGTATTAATCTGATGAAGAAAGCGATAAGTATGTAGATAACCAATTAAAGATTGAATGTCTCTTTTTTGTTTTCCTGTTAATTTTGCCTCATCTATTCCTTCATGCACATATCTATTAACTCTAGCTAAACATCTATTTTGAGTAGTTGGTGGTTTGTAATCTCCTTCTGGTATTTCATTTGGATTTGCATATACGACTTTAGTATCAAGAGTTTTAATATATTCTGCAACACTTCTAGTTTCTTGATTAAGGTTAGTTAATTCATTATTCTTAAATATTATTTTAGCCATTTCTACAGCTGTCATTGTAGGACAATTATTGCTAATATATTCTTTTTGTTCTTCTGTTAACTCTATTAATCCTTTAGCTTCATATTCATGACTTTTCTTTGGCACAATTTGTCTTGAAGCTAAATAATTTTTAATTAATTTTCCTTGCTGACTTCTTCCATCAAAGCCTTCGCCAAATATTAATTTAGTTAACTCTGCTAAAGATGGCGGATTAGATGGACGAGAATTCCATTCGTCAAGTATTCTTTTTTTATGTTCGTCTGTTAAAATTATCTCATTCATGATATGTCAATCTCGTCACTATAAATATATCTTTTTACTTTGATCATTATTGCTTTTTTGATATTTTGAACTTGTTTATATCCTGGAGCACGATTTTTTTCATTTGTTTTATAACCCATACTTGATGCAACTTGATCTTCGTCTTTATGTTCAATATAAAGCATTTGATATACTTTCCATTCTGTTGGTTTTAATATTTGCTGCATTTTGCGATGAATATTTTTTGCACTTTCTTCTATATTTATTTTTCCATCTTGCATTTCATGCACTTCTTTTGTATGGTTTTCTAAAGCAAGAGGTAGTTTAGTATCATGAGCATTCTTTTTATTTTTTTCCCAAGCAGCATAAAGTGGACAAGCATTACATTGTTTGCCATAGATATTACAATGCTCTTCATCTTCTGCTGCTGCACACTTTAAACATGGACGAGAATAGTTGCCATAATTATTACGAATAAGATTTTTAATTTGATTGCTAACAATTCTATTAATCCAAGGTGCAAGTGGTTGTTTTGGATCATACATATTCCATTTTTTATGGATATGTATTCTTAATATTTGAGCAACATCATCAAAATCCATCCAAGCAAGTGAAGTTAGATTCCACTTATGCTTTCTCTTGTAGATTTCTACGTTGATTTCGGTGAATTTACTTTCAAAGGTAGGTTTTTTCACGCATCTTCTGGTTCATCATCGTAATCATCATCATTAGAAGCTTGATAATCTTGGTTACCTCTGCGTAAAGTACCTGCTTCTTTTTGAAATTGTTTTAAAAATTCTTCTTTAGATAATTCTTCACCATTTCTTGGTTGAAAATTATTATCTTTTTCTCCACGAGCTAAATCTTTTAATTTTTGTCCTTTTGGTCTTTGAATTTCTATATCCCAATTAAGGTTATTAATTTTAGATCTGACTTCTTTTATTTCAATCTCTGGCTCAACTTTGGCTACAATTTGAGGCTTGCCTGTTCCTAAATTAGTTCCACATTTAAAACAGAAATTTGGTTTTAGATCACTATATTGTATAGGATTTCCACACGAACTACAATAAATTTTTGGCATATTCTATATTATACATAGAATACATTTTTTTTCTATTTTTTATTGTTATTTTTTGGTGTAGCAATTTCTTCAAATTTTTCAATAATATATGCTAATATATCATTTCGCATAATGTCGTCTGTGCCAAATTTAAATGTTTGTATACCTTTTTCTTTACTTTTTTTATCATCAAATAAATCATATATAGATTCAAAACCACTATTCTTAATATCTGATTGTCTTATATCGCCAATTAATATTAATTTACTAAATCTGCCCATTCTAGTGGTTATTAATAATAGATCATGTATGCTTAGATTTTGAGCCTCATCACATATAATATAACTAGCATTTATACTTAATCCTCTTAAAAACCCTACTGGTAAACCTTTAACTCTTTCTTCTTTTAATAATCTTTCTACTTGTTGTTTTTGTAATAATTCATGCAATTTATCCATAAGAGGTTGTAAATATGGATCTAATTTACTGTGAAGATCGCCTTTAAGAAATCCTAAATTATGAGTAGAACTTTCTACTGGATTTCTAATATAAAATATTTCACCTATTTTTTTGCTATTTATAGCATGTAAAGCGGCATATACGCTTAATAGACTCTTGGCTGTGCCAGCAGGACCCTTGCAAAATATTATTTTTGTTTCTTTATTTTGAACTAATTCTATGAATTTCTTTTGATTATCTGTCCATTGAAGCTCACGAATATCTAAGGAACCTTCAATTTTATCTCTTTGAGGAACAACTGGCGATTTATCTTGTGCTTTTTGCTTGTGTTTTTTAGACATTCAACTTACAACCATATTTACACGAATTATTAAATAATGTGTAAATAATTTAAACATGGCATTTTTAAACGCAAATATTCCACCGATTTCATGTTTTGTTCGAGGCAATTACTTAAGAGACCAACAAGATAGTCATGATAAATATTTTCCATGCCTTATTTTTGGCGTTACAAGCCTTCCAAGTCAAGTGCCACTTTTTAATTATGTGATGGAAGATGGTGGAATTTGGTGGCACGCACCAATTAGTGCATTTTGTTCTAAAGAAGGGGTTCAAGAACAAGATCTTCATGAATTAGAGCTTTGGGATAGTTTTAGTTATCATATATCTGTTACAAAATTTTCTTTATTTCAAAATAAAAAAATGAAATTTTTAGCTAGAAGCGGCAAAGAATATTTTGGTACATATTTATTTACCCTTGATTGGGCGCATAGTGATTTTAATGAATTAAATTTTGGTTTTAGTGAACATCCAGACCAACATAAATGTGGACATGTATTACAATTAGATAATGGTAATTTTGCTATACAACCAAATAATCGTATAAGATTATATGATCCAAATTTTGTAACAAAACAAGGTCAGAATCTTATTGAAAGAAAAGTAAATACAAAGCTTTATACTGTAGAAAATTGCCCTAAATGGGTAACAGAAGACAATAATAACTATGAGTATAAAATAAAGGAGGTAAAAGAATGAAAAAGCACATAACAGTAACAAATAAAAATATCAAAGAAGGCGAATTAGCTAATCCAGAGAATTGTGCAATTGCACGTTCTTTAAAAGATAGTATTCGTAGTCTTAAAACTGTTTCTGTTCTAGCAGACCATATTAAGATTAGCTTAAAAAATGGTAAATCTTATTATGCAGATATGCCAAAACAAGGAACAAATTTTATTAAAAGATTCGATAGAGGCCAAGCTGTAAATAAATTAAATTTAGATTTAAATTTTGTTTAAATTTAATCTTTAAACATCTCTGGATGTTTTTTGCCTTTGCGTTTCTTACTCCAGTCGTCCCAATATTTCTTTTTGACTGGATCTTTTCCGTACATTTTTTTTCTAGCCTCAGATAATTCTTTACTTTGGTCGAATAAATCCCCAAGAGATCCTCTTTTATTTTTAGTTTTTTCTGAAAATTCTTTAGATGAAGTATTTGCGTCCATTTTTGTATCAACACCCATTTGAGGAACAGTATATATTCTATTCCATTTTATACCTTTTTCATCTATATATTCATGCTTATCGTGAATACTTTGAATCACGCTCTTGACTTCTTCTGTTTGTGGATGTTGGTATAAATACTCAGGCATAAGAGAGTATTGAATCTACCATTTTTTCAAATGTAAATTTATTCTGTAATTTTAATCCAGCTTCATTAACTCTATTTACTCTTACTCTTTCAATCGCTTTATCACAAGCTGAAAGAAATTCGTTATAATTAAAATCAAATATATTTCCTTGATTAAAGGTAGATCCTTTTTTAAAGAATATATTATCATAAGCTTCAACCTTACCAGTTGGAATTACTAAAACAGAATTAGATTCATCTGCCCAACCTTTATAAGCATGAGCATTTAATATGACTCCATGTTTACCTAAACATAAACTATTAAATTCTGGCAATCCCCAACCTTCTCCACCACTCATTCCAACAATGATATCTCCAGAATTTAAATAATCGTTATACATATTATTAGTAGGCATAAAAGTCAAAAAGTTTATATTAAAAAACTTTTGATTATCTAAAATTGATGCAATTAGTTTTTGCTGATCTTCTGGTTTAAGAAAATGATTATAGATTGAGCAGTTAAGGAAATATTCTTTTTTATTACCATATTTTGATGCCCAAGATTTAATAACCTTTGCATGATGCTTTCTTCTTTCTAATTTACCAACTACATTAAAAGTTATTCTATCAGCAAGAACCTTAGAAGTATCTTTTGTATGAAAGGAATCTTTATCAAAAGCTAAAGGTAAATATTCAATATTATTGACTCCTTTTGAAGCAAATACATCTTTTGTATATTCAGACGATACTAAAACTTTAGAATTATTATTTAATATATTTACTTCTTCTGCAGTAGGAGAATCTAGTTCGTAAAATGTAAGCAATATTTGTTTATCACTATAAGATTCTAAAGAACCATTTATATGCCATAATTTAAATACAGGATTTGATCTCTTATGGTCTTTTAAGGATTTTCTAATACAATTCTCAATCCATTCTTTAAAATCAGAAGATATATTATATACTCCAAGGTCTGCTTGAGATCCAATTAAGAATAGGCAAGGTTCCAGCTTTCTTCTATAGAATTCTCTAAGAATACTAACTGAAACCTGCCCAAAACTTACAGCATTGACAGGTAAATGTAATGCTATATTTTTACTCACAGAATATCTTCGTCTTCTGACTCGACAGCTGTAACTACAGCCTTCTTCTGTGGAGCTTTAACTTGATTCTTTACAGAAGCATTCTTTGAGGATGCTGTTGTATTAGAACCATTTTTTGGCTCAGAAAGATATACTCTAAAATCTGGAGCCTTGTCATTGTCCTTCTTATTCTTATTTGAGAATACGACAACCTTGACTTCCTTTTGAGTACCAAATTCATCAACCTTAATATATCCACTTAGATATGTTTGGGTTGGACTCTTTCTCTTCCAGAGTGCTCCTAGTTCTAGCTTTGACCAATCGGTTTTATTATTTTCGCTCATTTATTTCTCCTTATTGTTATATTTTATCAAACAAATCTTTACTTGTCAATTTATTTTTTAATATTTGTACGCCTTTATTATGAAGATTAATAGCATTTTGAGTACTCATATTCATTCTTTTGCCAATTTTTGTCCAAGTTTGATTAGAGCCTGTTTCAAAATATCTCATATTAAATATTTTAGAAATTCTAATGTCTTTCAATTGATCTAAAAGAGAATTAATATACTCTCTTAGCTCATTCAATTTATCTGTATTTGTTTCTATTTTTTCTTTATCAATTATATATTGAAGCTCTGGCGGTTCTAAATATAAAATATCTTCTTTTTTATTAATAGTATTTAAACATTGATACCTTATCTGATTAGCAAGCCATGTAGAAAATTTTGTTTTTTTATCAGTTTTAAAAGATTTAATAGTTTTATATATTGTAAAATCTTTTTGTTGGTAAACTTCGTTAATATCTATATTTTTAACATTAAAAGAAGGTATATACTTCTTGTACATTTTAAAACATAAAGGAGTATGTCTTTCTATTAAAATTTTTAGACTCTCTTCACAATTTTTAGTTTGTACTAATTTTATTAATTGATTGTCTGTTTTATCTTTTAAATTTTTCATAATATTTTATAAATCCTTTTACCATATCATTTAGGTGCGAATCTTCTACTGCATTTTGATTCTGATCTACTGTATTCCATATAATAGAGTAATCTGCTTTTGTTTTTAATTTTTCATTATTGATAGATTCCTCTTCGTTGGCTGGAGGTATTTCATCTTCACCAAACATTCTTGTGACATGAACTAAAACTCCATTATTCTCATTTTTTAACCAATGAAATTCATCTTTTGGATAAATATCATATCTGATATCAGTAACAACTGGTATCTTGTCTAATCTAAGTATTTCGTTTATCTTTTTTTGAGCTAAACAGGTCCAATATGTTCCTTCGGTTTGTTGTCTTTTAATTTTACCATATTCTACCATTAAACCACGTATAAGACTCTTATCTTTTGTTTCATCAGTAAATACAGATATTCCTATCTTAGATTTTACAAAATCATCTAAATCTTTTTTCAATTCCGAAGCTAATGCTACTTGTTCTATTTCTGGTATATACTTTTTAAGTATATTAAAAAATGTATCTTTTCCAGACCTTGCACATCCAGAAACGCCGATTATTTTATTATGCATCAACAAATTGTATATGATATTTTAAGTTTCGTCAAGCGAATTAGTTTTATCTTCAGAAGATGTATTCATTGTGGCTATAAACATAAGATTACGAATATCTTTCTCATTAATATTTTTGGCATCACAATAGTCTCTTTTGTCTTTAATCTTATCACAAAAATCATTTATGACTTTAGCAATCATTGAACAGGTAAAGCCACCAATCATTACATTTTGCTCAAAAGAATTTAATGGTTTTTTTAATATGTATATCTTTTTCTTACCTTGAGTATAACATTTTACAAATTCATTCTTATCTAAATCTTCTAAGGCGAGTATAAATGCAATTTTATTCTCTTCAGGAGTTTCAGATAATTGCATTAAATTTAAATAATCTTCTTCAATTGAGAATGAATCTTTTTTACCAAAATGTTCTAAAAGTTTATTTACTGCTTCGACAATAGTCATCTAAGTATATTTTATAAAAATACTTGCTTTTTTCCAAAAAAAATGACATAATATAATAATGACAATCGTGCTTATCGCAGCATTTTTTATATTTATAGGACTTCATATCAAGTCTCTATGAAAAGAATATCTTTTGAGGATATGGCTATGGAGATAGCTGTTATAGCATCAAAAAGATCAGAAGACCCACACAAGAAGGTTGGTGCTTGCGTGCTTGATAAAAGAGGACGAGTATTAGGAGTAGGATATAATGGTATAAGAGCAGGTCAAAGTAAAGGAGAAGATTTTTGGGGCAATAGAGATAACAGAAGAAATTATATTATTCACGCTGAAGTTAATGCGTTAGCAAATGTAGATATATCAAAAGCAGATTTAATTGCTGTGACACTTTTGCCTTGTGCGAGTTGTGCTAATATTGTAGCTTCTCATAATATAAGTAAAGTATTATATTTAGAAGATTATGAAAAAGACCAGACTTCAAAAGAAATATTTAAATTTCATAATATAAATTTGATAAAATATGAATCCTCAAGTTGAATATAAACGATTATACGATAAAGCTAAAAATTTAACAGAAGAATATAAAAACTCTGTTTACGCTATATCAAGTTCTGAAAGATGTTATGTTTTTCCAGGGGAAAGAAAATTAATTAAAACATTTTTGGAGATATCAATACCAGAGAATTATTTTGGTATCATTTTATCTAGAAAAGATTCTTATATTAAGAATGGTCTTTATGTTTTTCAAGAATTAATTTTGCCAAATACTAGAAAAGAATTGCAATTAGCAGTAATGAATGTTAATATACCTAAAGGTCCAATTATGATGTCAGATAATGAAAGATTTTTTGGAGAAAAAACTAAAATTGATATTTATATAGGAGACAGAATAGCAAACATGATTTTAATACCTATAACAGAATATTCAGTTAAAGATATAACTATAACATGAGAATATTATTTTTATCATTACTATTAACTGGGTCTGCTTTTTGTCAATATCAAGAAGCTACAATTACTAGGACTACATCAACAAATAGCGTCTTTCCAAGACAATTTCCATCTATGACTATTAGGAAAATGAACGAAAATGAATACTGGATTTTTGAATCTTTAGGTACAAATACTATATTTCATCGTCAATTTCCAACATATATTGTAAGAAAAGATAATTATGGAAGTAGTCATCCTAATCAAAAATGGGGAGTATACAGAACTACCAGCACAAATAGCATTTTTCCAAGGCAATTTCCAGACAGATATATTTCTGCTTTAGAGCCATCAAAAGAATCTACTGATACTGATTCGTCAGTTACACAAGTTGATATTTCTAAAAAGACTTCATCTTACAATTCATTTTCATCATCACCATCATTAAATTCTAGTTATACTTATTCCAAATCTTTAAGGAAAGATTCTAAACCATCATACAATCCAGAAACGCCAGAATGATTGAATCTATACTATTTTCATTTTTTAGTTGTTTTGTTTTAACCATTTGGTTTCAAACAAATGCTTTTGCTGAATATTTATTTTTCCTTCCAGTCGTCAAGAAATATAATTTAGCTAAAAAACTAAATGTAGCAACTACATTCTTAAATTTTCTATCTATTAATTATGATTCATTTTTTGTAAGATTGATATCTTGTCCTTATTGCGTTAACTTTTGGATAAATTTATTCTTAAGTTATTTTATTGGATGGAAATTTTTTGGTTTACTTTATATATTAAGTATACTACAATATAAGATTATAGTAATATTATCAAAATATGAATCCAGATAAAGACATTCTTTTAATAGAGCATAATTGGGAACTTGTAATAATTATCCAATCTTATAAACTTTATGGAACAGAGGGACAATTAAGAACTTTTTCTGATCTATATCAAAAAATATCTCAAAATCCAAATTGTCCATGTCATAAAAATTCTATTGCTTACATTGATAACGTCAAAGATAATCTAGATAAATTTCTCACAAAAGAAGAAGTAGAGAAAATTAAAAAAGAAGAAGAAGTAAAACTAATTCATGTAAAAAGAAAAGATAAGTCTATATTGGAGATTTAATATGAAAATAACATTTGAAGAAGCATTGGGCTATGACGATATAGCTCTTTTACCAAACTTTTCTAACATAGTATCAAGAAAAGAAGTTAGCACAATAACTAAAATATCTAAGAATAAATATATTGATATTCCTATTATTTTATCTCCTATGGATACAGTTTCTTCTGTAAAGTCTTGTATTAAAATTAATAAAATTGGTGGAGCTGGTGTGCTTCACCGCTTTATGACTCCAGAACAACAAGCTGTTAAAGCTAAAAAAATTAAAGATGAAAGCAATTTTTGTATAAATGCTATTGCATTAAAAGATTTTCAG